TAGTCTATTATTGGTTATTCTTTTATCTGTTGTAACACCTACAGTTGAGGCTGAATCATTAAGCTTAAATATTAAATCCTTACCAAATACTACATCTGGATCTTCTTGATAAAACATTTTAAAAAATTGTTCTATAGAGTATTTTGATCCTTTACTTCGATAGAGATTATTTGAAAATTCGGCTGCTGTTCTAGGATTAGAAAATCCTTTAAAGTATGACTGACCTAATAATAACTCATCTTCAATAAAAGGAAGTAAATCCAAATCTGTTTGGATAATATCTTTCTTTTCGTATATATGTCGTAATAATTCTGACGGTGAATCTGAATCTAATTGGTCAAAATATTTTTCTAGGAACGTAACAAGAGTAGGATAATCCTCTTGGAAATACGAAGGTAAAATCTCCTTTACCTTATAGGTAGAAAGATTTATTTCTCTTCGTTTCCTATCGTCCCAATCTCTATGAGCCATGATATACCTAAGTTGTTGCTGATGTTACTGTTGTTCTAATGGATGACCTAGCATCATCATATCCTATAACATTGTTTCTTACTGGAGCAACTGCACTTTGATTAGCAGGAACAACAGAAATTTTTAAATATGTATTACCACCTGTATCGGTAGGTGCAAAGCCTGTAAGTGTAACTGATCCAGCACTTGCATCAAAGCTTCCAATATCACTTACAATAACTGTAAGATCAGCGGCATTTACAACTTGAAGAACATTTGAATTTAGTCTATTTCTTATCTGTGATGTAATACCATTATACGTAAAACTATTACTTGTAACAATATAGTTTTTATCATCTGCTTGAGCAATTGCAGCCGGATATTGTAAATTGTATGTTCTTGCAGTACCTAAAACCAAATATCCTGCAGTTGTAACATCTTCTGATGCTTGATTTTGTGCAAGTCTTTGTTGCATTCTGACATCACACCTAGATGATAATACAGCAGGACTTACAGCATCAATATCTGTAAGAAGATTGGATCTTCTAAATGATCTACCAAATTTACCTGTTTTAGTAGTTGTGTTGAATAATACCGTATCCTCAAAATAATCTGTAATTGCTTGTGTACATAAAGTTTTTGTACTATTTTCCGATACACTTGTTAATAAAGGATTAAATTGAAAGAATGTATCCAATTCAATGAATGTTACAATTGGATCTTTAAATTTTATATTAAATGATATAACACCTAAATCTTTTACAAGGTTAATAATACCGTCCTGTACCGTGGTCTTATCAGCATCACCTGTGGTCGATTTATATTGAACTGATACAAATGTTGTTCCGTATTCTGGTTCAAGATTTTCTTCACCTCCCCAGGAGGATAAATCATCAATATACTGTGAATATTTTCTTAAAATAAGTGCACTGTAATCGGCTGCTGTAACCATTCTATTTTGTGATGCATATAGAAAAGGTGCATTTTTTCTAATAGATTCTATTGATTCTTTTTCAGCACCAGATATTGATTTAATTGATGTTTCACTTGAAGGAACTGAAACTGTAATTGTCTGTCCTTCTAATTGTGCTGTAGGTGTAAATACACTAGCACCATTTGCAGATTCACCTTTTGTTGAAAGGTAATCAACCACAATTTGTTTTCCTGCTGTAGGTGTAATACCTAATGCATTACCATCACCAAATGTTAATTCATAAAATCCATTTGGAGCCTCTTTTAAAATATAAATTGTAGATGATGAATTAAGTTGAGTCGCATCTGTAATGTTTGTGTATGTTACATAATTACTAGATGATGGTGAATCATATACCTTTACCTCTGCAGATGTAATATCCAAATTTTTATCAGGTATTACATATGTTGTATTTTCCTCGTAGGGTCCGACAATAAACGTTTTTGTTTTTTGTGCCCCTTCGTAAATTCTAACGGCTGATGTTCCACCAGCAGTAACAAAGGTATATAATCCAGCAGTTGTATCGCTTTCCGTTGCTGATAATTCCTCTCTTGTTTGAAATGTATAAGTTGTATCATCAATCGAGGTTGTAAATTTTGTATTTTTTGGCATTGTAATTGTATCAGGCTTCGGACTTCCTGAGTAGTTAATCTGTAATGTTACAGTAGCACGTGAGGAAATCCGAGAGTCTGGGATATAACCAATTGCGGTCGCGAGAGAAATTATGGAACTTCTCAGTTGAGCAGTCCCTAAAAAGGATTCATTTAATGCAAAGTTTGCTGTAAGCGCATTATAATGAGTATTGTAAGCTAAAACATCAAGTATATTTGAAAGACCTGATGCTTCAAAATCATAATCTGCAAATTCATCTTGTGCAGCAAAGAACGACTTAAGATTATTCTTTATACTATTAAAATCTAGTGAGGTTGATTTAATTGTCGTTGCCATTTTATCTTAATCCTGTTATTGAAAAAGAAAAATTTACTTTTTCCGTTGTGTTTATAACCTGAAATATTAATGAAACTCTAAGTTCATTATTTGGTTCGTAAGGTACAACTGAAAGATTTAATATTTTTGCCCTAGGCTCATAGACCTCAATTGCAGTCTTAATTTCCTCTCTTATTTCAGATGCAGTATTATTATCTGCAATTTCAAATAAATATGAACTTATATTAGAGCCAAATCTAGGTTTAAATGGTTTTTCTAATTTATTTGTAAACAATAAATTTTTTATACCTTGTTTTACAGAATTGGCATCCTGTTTTTTATAGACTTCTCCGTTTGTTCTTTTTGCAAACGTTAAATCTATATCCTTATATTTTCTAGTCCTAGAAGAAACAATACTTGTTGTTAAACTTGTGTCTTCAGCTGATAATCTTCGTGCCATAATAGTTTTATTTATACCACTTATGGTACATATTCAATTAATTGTGTTGAGCTTTTGATGTTACCATTAAATTCAGTTGCTATACTTTTTGAAAATGTTACATCAAATGATGTAGGTACGCTAGGCATTTCAAGTCCAATTGAAACAAATAATGAACCGTCCGAATTATATTCATCATATGATAGAGTAATTTTATTAAAGTTTATAAAATCTTTCCAAAATTCTGCTACATCAAATGATGCTGATAATGATACCTTACCTTGTTTATCAACAACATGATAATAAACAATCTTACCTTCAGGGTATATAACCTCAGAAGGTATTAAGGTAATATTATTAAATGCAGAAGTTTCATTAACCATTTTTATTGCTTCTGCATGAAGATATAAATTTCTTGCAAGTTGATTTAAATCTGTACCTTGCGCGGTTTGTTCCTCTATTGTGGTAGGTGTTCCAACAGCACCTAAAAATTTGGATACAGTAATACTACTTGTTAATTTAGTTCCAGATGTAATTGCTGTTTTAAAATTAGGGTTATAGAGTGGGTCAACTAATATAATCATGATCTTTCCGCTGGTGTAAATCTTTTACTTTTATCTTGTATTGCATTATTACCTAATTCCTCATATCCAAATCTACTTGTAGGTGTTAATCCTACTTTTCTACCATCGTGAGCATTAGGTTCGGTTGTACCGTATCGTTCTGATAATTTTTTCTGAGCAACAAGATGTCCTACAAATGTGACATTGGATTTATTTGAAGGTGTTCTTAATAATGCTCTTATTTCATGTATATTTACATCCTTGTCTGTAATAGATGCATATTCGGTTATTTTTAGTATTTTATTTTTAATTAGATCTCTAGGATCAACTTGAACGTGTCTTGGTGCAACTGAACTCTTAAATAAAATATCAGCAATAGTTGTAGGTTCTGGGAATGTACTTGGTGACTCAGTATCAAATGTGTAAACTTCTGATACATCAACAGGTGATGTTGGTACAGGTGTTCCTACAGTTGCCAAACCAGCAGTGTCTGCATATGTTGCCTTTTCAGCATTCTTTGCATCATTTGCTGTTGTTGCTAAATCTGCCTCTTTTGCTCTACCTACTAAACTTCCATAGAATGTAGCAACTTTTTGATTACCACCTGATGCATCATCTATACCAGAGAATACATTACCAACGTGCATTACTGATTGACCACCAATTGTACCTGCAGCACCTAATACTGATACATTCATACCTGTAATACCTACAGCTTTAGATGATATCGCATATCTATCCTTTGCAGTGGTTGTAAATGTATTGCCTGTATTAAATTCTATAGGACCTGAAACCTCAGTATCATATAATCCTTTAACTGCAGTAATCTTATCACCTAATACTAAGTCCGTATTATTTTTAACGATTTTGGTTTCCTTACTACCTTTAATTGTTTTTATTTCATTTTTACCTACAGTGGTAGTTATTGATCTATCATATGTTTCAGTTAAATCTCCACCAGAAACATTAATATTACCACCTACAGTTAAATTATAATCTCCTGTAACATGGACATTTAGGTCGCCTTTGTATATTAGTTTACCTGATCCTTCAACTATAACTGTATGGTCGGCACCAGAAATTTCTACTTTATTTTGCTTTGATGATGCAATTGTGCTACCATCGGCTCTAAGTTCTATACCTGAACCAGATTTATGTCGAATAAGTATTTTTTCACCACCTGGAGTATCATCAATCTCAATGACATGACCTGATGCTGTTTCTTGTACTTGATTATATGGATACTCTGATGCTTTTTGATCAGGTAATAAAATATCTGTATCAAGAGCATGTGAAAGTTTAAGTTCATTTACTTTTGAACCTCGAGCTGCTTTATTAATTGATGACTCAAAGAAATAATTTTTCTTAGGATGCTCTGCAGATGCATCTAGCATTCCCTCACTCTTTACGCCTCTGTTTAAATCAACAACTTGTTCTTCTGTTTTTAAACTCATGTTAGTTCCGTATTTACTATATCAGATGGTCCAAGCGCATTTGTAGCAGTTGTATCATCAATTAAAGATTTTTTATTAAAGATATGTTCAACATAACCTCGAACATCAAATCCTGGATCATTGGTGTCTGGATCAATATCACTATGTCCTAAAATTTCTGCACCAGGATACTTTAATAAAAACTCTCTACAAAATTTTTCAAATGTTGTCATCTGTGATCTTGTAAGTGACTTTGCTGATATAAATTCATCTGGATCTTCCTCTAATGATGAACAATTATATCCACCTATAAAACATATTCCTATGGATCTTGTATTATAATCCAATAGTGTTGTGTGTTCAGATAATGTTTCAATGGGTCTTCCTCTTTGAAGTGAACCATCTCTGCGTATTACATAGTGATACTGTAATCCATCTTTTCCTAGAGTGATATGATCACTATTTAACTCTTCGGCTCCTATGTTTTGGTTTGTAAATGTTCTTGACCAATGAACAATAACACTTGTATATGCTCTATTAATTTTTGCTATATCAGCTTTTAATTCCTCTACAGTTTGAATGTAACTGAAATTCATTGTTGACCTATTGGCTGTAAACCAGTCAGCTTGAGTAGCACCAACATTTAATGGTTTTTCAAATGCGGATAGACTTGTATTAGGATTCCAACGATAAGGATCAGATGTTGTGGGTTCGACTCTTTCAGCTGATGACAGTGAATTTAACTCAGTTAAATTTGAGTTAAAACCTGTAAATTTATCATAAATTGTTTGCCCACTTCCGCCTGTAATTGTGGAGGTGATTGCACCTAGATTTTTAGCCTGTATTGCTGAAACACTGCTTGTAATTGAACTTACATCTGCAGCTGGTATTTTACTAGAGATATCACCAATAAGATCATTTACAGATGTATATGCACCATATTTTTGATCTACTATTGCTGTAAGACCTCTTATTCCTGTGGGTAATGTTTCAACAACAATTTTTTGTCCTGATTCACCTGATACAGTAAAACCTAATACACTACTTGCATCACCGGTAACAGATTGTTGCAAATTACCAATACTTGTAATATTACCACTTGTGATTGCAATATCCTTTGTGATACCTCTAAATCCTCTAAGAGTGCTACTAGAGCTATCAATTAATCCTTCTGTAATTAATGTATAATCCTCTTGTATCTCAGTTTTTTTATCTTGTAAACTCATTATGCTATCT